AATAGTTCGGAAGAAAGCAAAGGCATCAGCCAAACAGATTCTAGCACGAACTAGAAAAAAAGTTGCACAAGCAGAGCAGACTCTTCGTTCAGCTAAAGCTCATGCAGAGAATACCAAAAAGAAATTATTAACTATTAATAAAACTTTAGATGGTAAAGAACAGCAACTAATAACTCAAGACGTAATCGATAGTGCATCTAAGAATGTGCAACAACATATTCACCAGCAGGATGTTGTTTTTAAACCTAATAAAGGTCCACAAACAGATTTCCTAGCAGCTTCAGAACGAGAAGTATTTTATGGTGGAGCAAGAGGTGGTGGCAAATCATATGCCATGTTAATTGATCCTCTTCGTTACTGTGATAAGACACATCACCGTGCACTACTACTTAGAAGAACAATGCCTGAGTTGAGAGATTTGATTACGCATTCTCAACGATTATACAACAGAGCATTTCCAGGAGCAAAATGGAGAGAGCAAGAAAAAGAGTGGAGATTCCCGTCAGGAGCAAAGATAGAGTTCGGGTACGCAGAGAACATGACAGACGCTTTACGTTACCAAGGGCAATCTTACACATGGATAGGAATAGACGAACTACCACAATATCCTTCGCCAGATATATATAATTTTTTAAGATCATCATTACGTTCAGTTGATCCAGGGATACCTGTGTTTATGAGATCCACAGGAAATCCAGGTAATATAGGTTCACAATGGGTACGTGAAATGTTTGTAAACCCAACAGAACCCAATAAATCATTTAATCTAGAAGTTAGTACTCCTACTGGAGTAAAAATAATTACTAGAAGATTTATACCAGCAAAGTTACAAGATAATCCCTACTTGATGCAGACAGACGACTACTATGCAATGTTGGCATCATTACCAGAAGTACAACGTAAACAATTTTTAGATGGAGATTGGGATGCATTTGAAGATTCAGCATTTCCTGAATTTAATAAAGCACTACATATTGTTGATCCCTTTGAAATACCTAAGGGTTGGCAGAGATTTCGTGCTGCAGACTGGGGCTACGCTTCTCCTGCTTGTGTTCTTTGGTTTGCTATTGATTATGATAATAACTTATGGATATATCGAGAACTATATACCCAAAAGATTACGGCAGATGTATTTGCACGAAAAGTCTTAATGCTAGAGAAGGATGAATACATCCGCTACGGGGTCTTAGACGCTAGTACATGGGCAAAGCGAGGTGATATCGGTCCAAGTATTGCAGAAACAATGATTCAAACAGGATGTCGCTGGAGACCTTCCGATAGAACACCTAAAAGTAGAATCAGTGGTAAATTAGAAATTCATAAACGATTAAAGATTACTGATGAAAAGAAAAAGGAACCAGGACTTAGGATATTTTCTACTTGTAGAAATTTAATTCGTACCTTTCCACTTTTACCTTTAGATGATAGTAATCCAGAAGATATAAATACACACGCAGAGGATCATGCTTACGATGCATTAAGATATGGATGTATGAGCAGACCTATGCATACACGCTACGCAGAAAGATTTAATAAAACTCTCAGACCACAATTTCAACCAGCGGATAGAATATTTGGATATTAATTATGCCACTAAATAAAAAAGGAAAGAGAGTTTTAACAGCAATGAAAAAACAGTATGGAACTAAAAAAGGTAAATCTGTTTTTTATGCAATGGAAAACTCTGGAAAACTAAAGCGTGTTAAAAATAAAACTTCCAGAGCTTAATAAAAAGAAGTTCCCCTATAACCTTGTAATGGTTGCATGGGAAGATATTGTAGGTTCATCTGATTGGGAATATATTGTTAAAATTGCAAAATCTAAAACTGCAATTTGCTATAGTGTTGGGTGGCTTATAACAGAGAATTCAAAGACAACCGTTATTATGTCGGATTTAAGCTTTGAAGATAATCAAACAATTGAGCAAGGTGGCTCATATACCACTATACCAACTAAAAACATATTGTCAATTAAAAAAATAAAACTATAGGAGAAACCCGTGGCTAAAAAGAAAAGAAAAAAAAGAACAATTCAAGATGTCATTGAAGATATCCGAGAGTTACATGAAAAGGAAGAAGACTTATTAATGGAACTTGAAGAAAAAACAGATGAATCTGATGATGAAGGAGAAGAATAATGGAAAAAAACTTTGATCCAAAAGCTAAAGTTAAACAAGGAGATCTTGGTTCAGCACCTGATGGCAAACAGCCAAATCAGGAAGCAACTAATATTGACTTTTCTAAAGATGCACCTAGAAAAGGTGAATCTGAAACTGCCTTAAAAGATATTGATTATCCTAAAGGATCAGGAAAAGAACATGTACAAGATTCACTGTTTAAATTAGCAGATGAAAAAGATTATTAATTAATAAATAACAAGGAGATAAAAATGCCAGAAGGATATGGATACCCAAAAGGTAAGGATATTTTAGGAAAAGTCAGCCAAGGTGAATTTGGACCTAATGTTGCTAAAAGACCTAATGACAAATTAACTATGAACCCTAATGAAAAAATCAAACAGGGTGATTTAGGTAATGCACCCGATGGACCAGGAAAAAAAGAAAAAGTAGACGCATCGATTTTTAAAAAAGCAGACGTAAAGGACTATTAGTCATGGCTTTAACAGACTCGGATAAACTAAGATCTTCAAATGACAAAAAATTTAAAGGTCATACTGAAGATAAAACTATTAAAGTAGCTAGTGGAAAAAAGTTTATAAACGCTGGGATTCAAGGTGCTTATAGAGCAAGACAAATTACTGTTGATTTTAATCCTAGTTTTAAGCTTATTAATAAACTTAGAGATAAACTTAGTAAAACTATTTTTAAAAAGAAAAAATAATGGCTAAAACACCGTACACAGAGGAAGTTAATCCTTTAGTCGGTTATATAAGGCAGAAGTTTCAGCAATCTGAGACTTCTAAATTATATGATGAAAAACGCTGGCTAAAGGCATATCGAAACTATAGAGGTCTTTACGGACCTGAAATGGCTTTTCGTACTAACGAGAATTCAAAAGTTTTTGTTAAGATTACAAAAACAAAAGTATTAGCATCCTTTGGACAGATTATAGAAGTTTTATTCTCTCAAGGAAAGTTTCCTTTAGGAATAAGACCTACTGCGGTACCAGAAAATATTGATGCTTATGCTCATTTAAACCCACAAGCTGGGCAAATGAATGGTGAGAAGTCACCTGATCAATTAAGAACAAAAGATATTATTAAGGATCTTTATGGTTTTGATGGTGATGGTAAAGCTTTAGCACCAGGAGCAACAGCTACAGATTTAATTAAAAATATTGCACAGGATTATGAAGAGTTAGGATTTGAAGCAGGTCCTTCGCCACAAGGAACTCCACAAATTGAACCTGCAAGAATAGCTGCAGAGCAAATGGAAAAACTAATTCATGATCAGCTAGAAGAAAGCAGAGCTATTACAATTTTACGACATGTCTTTTTTGAAATGTCGTTATTAGGAACAGGAATTTTAAAAGGACCTTTTACTGATTCTAAAACATATCATAGTTATGATACAGTTGAAGATGATGAAGGTAATAAAGATAATATTTATATTGCTAAAAGCAAATCAATTCCTTCTATAGAGGCAGTATCCTGCTGGGATTTTTATCCAGATCCAAATGCAACAAATATTAATGACTGTGATTATGTTATTCAAAGACATTCATATAACAAACAGCAGTTAGAAAATTTAATTGAAAAACCTATGTTTAAGGAAGGTGCAATTCGTGCCTGTCTTGAAACAGGACCTAATTATCAGACAAGAGGTTATGAATCATCTTTATATGACAGAGAAAATATAAGCCAACTTTATAAAAATAGATTTGAAGTTTTAGAATATTGGGGAGCAATTGATAAAAAATTAGCAGATGAATGTAATATTTCATATGAAACAACAAATGATGTTGTGCATGTTAATGTTTGGATTTGTGGTGGACATATACTTAGAATGGTTGAAAATCCATTTACACCAACAAGACTTCCTTACTTAGTAGCACCTTATGAGATAAACCCATATCAATTTTTTGGAGTAGGTATTCCAGAAAATATGGAAGACTCTCAACAAGTTATGAATGGTCATGCAAGAATGGCTATTGATAATTTGGCATTAGCAGGAAATTTAATTTTTGATGTTGATGAAACTTTATTAGTACCAGGTCAGGATATGAAAGTATTTCCTGGTAAAATATTTAGAAGACAAAGTGGGCAGCCAGGACAGGCTATTCACGGAGTTAAGTTTCCAAATACTGCTCATGAAAATTTAATGATGTTTGACAAGTTTAGACAACTTGCAGACGAAGCAACAGGTATTCCTTCCTATTCACATGGAGCAACAGGAATACAATCTACAACACGAACTGCAGCAGGCATGTCAATGTTAATGGGAGCTGCAGCTTTAAGTATAAAAACAGTTATTAAGAATATTGATGACTATTTACTAAAACCTCTAGGAGAATCTTTATTTCATTGGAACATGCAATTTAATGATGAGGCTCCACATATCAAAGGTGATCTTGAAATTAAAGCACAAGGTACATCTTCTTTAATGCAAAAAGAAGTACGATCACAAAGATTGATGACGTTTATGCAGACAGCATCTAATCCTGCTTTAGCACCTTTTGTAAGATGGCACACATGTTTAAAAGAAATAGCTAAATCGCTAGATATTGATCCAGATCAATTAATTAATGATCCAGAAAAAGCTGCGATATATGCACAAATAATGGGGATGGCAAATGGAAATCAAAACAATACTACCGCTGCTGGAGGACAAGGTCAAATGGGACAGGCTAGTCCAATACCTCCAGGAGCTTCGGCAACAGATCCAACAGGAGCTGGAGGTGGCAACATTGGAACAGGATCTGTTTCGATGCCAGGGGAAACTGGCTTTAGTGCGGCAGCTACTAAACCTCCCAGAAGCCCACAAACGCAATAAGGAAAAAATATAAATGGTTGCACAATTAATTAGACAAGATGATGGCAGTTACGACTACGAAGAAGTAGATACTGCTAAAAAATCTGTAACACCTAACTTAACAGAGTTTGAAGCTTACGAGGGGGCTAAAAAAGGTGGAGAAGATCTAGTTGGTGCTTCAACACTTGCAGAACAAACAGAAAAAATACAAAGAGAAATACCAAGTCAAGTAGAATTTGATGCTAAAACAGGTACATTTGTAACTAAAAAAGCTAAAACTATAGATCTTGAATATAAAGAACCAGAAAGAACTCCTGAGTCTACAGAAATGACAGCTTTAGAAAAAGTTATGAGTATGCCTAAACAAGAACAAATTGATTATTCTGAAATAATGAAGGATGCATAC